ATCCGATATCATGCGTATCAGTCGCGCTCGCCGCCAACGAACCGCCGAACGTCGTAATACCGGACACCGTAGCCGTCCCCGCCACAGCCAACCCCGCCGCATTCACGACCACGGAAGCCGTCCGCGTCGCCGCGCCGTTGGCGGTGGTTTCCAAGCGCAGTTCCGTGCCCTGCGCTGATCCCGGCGTCCAGTTCTGCGTGGCGAATGCCGTGATGTTCGCGCCGTTGTAATTAGTCCCGCCTGTCCTTAACCCGAAGGCATAAAACGCAAGCCGGTCGCCCGATGCCGGAGCGGTCTCAATAGCCGCCTGGATGCCCGCGCCGCCCGATGGCGAAGGCGTGCCGGAGTTGTGGATGCGGAGGCCGTTCACGTCCACAGCACGGCTGAACAGCGTTGCTGTGGTCAGGTCCGTCGAGCCGACTGCGAGGGCCCCCGCAAAGGTCGAGGTGTTACCGAACGTCGCCGCGCCGGTAGCGCGAAACGTGCCGGATACGTCGAGCTTCGCGGACGGAGATGTACACCCGACGCAAACCGAGCCACCAGAATTCACCAGAGCGATGTCCCGCCAAGCCACACCCTGCGAAAGTGCATTGATGGAAAAGTACGGCGTCGCGGCTGAAGCAACGAACGCCAGAAATGCACCTTGGCCGGGGGCTCCGGTGTCTCCGTTTCCGATGTGGAGCGTCGTATCGGCGGTATTCGTCCCGCTGTAAACCTTCGCAGTGGCTCCGATCACTTCGAGCGCGTGCGCTGGAGTCGACGTATTGATGCCCAGGGAGCCTGCCACGGTCGCGCCTGATGCGCGGGCAACTACCGATGCTGTCCGCGTCGCCGCGCCGTTGGCGGTGGTTTCCAAGCGCAGTTCGGTGCCTTGCGCCGAACCAAGCGTCCAGGTTTGGGTCGTGAAGGCAGTCACCGACGCGCCGTTGTAGCGGGTGCCGGAGACGAAGCTGCCGAAGCTGTAGAACGCGAGCCGATCCCCGCTGGAAGGCGTCGATTCCATCGCCGCCTGAATCCCAGCGCCAGCCGTGCTCGATGACGTTCCACTGTTGTGGATGGCGAGGACGTTGACGTCGGAAGTTCGCGCCAGCAGACGAGCGATTGATGTCGTCGTGTCGCCAATTGCGACGTTTCCGGTGTTGTAGTAGAGGTCGCTCCCGCTCACCACCCACGGCGACGTAGCAGGCGTGGCCCAGTCGCCGCTGCCATCGGTGCCGGTGGCGGTCCAGACTTGGCCTACGGTCGAGGAAGTCCCGAGTTTCACGGTGCCCGCGAAATCCACGTCATAGCCCCAGATCTTCCCCATGCGAACCGACGAGGAGCCGATCGGCGTCCCGCCGTCCGTGCCGCCCGCAAATGCAGTCGTCGCCGTGATGGTTCCGGCCGTCGCGGAGCCCGCGCTCAATGCGTTCGTGATGGTGGCAGCATCGCCCCAGATGGACAACCAACGCGCGGAGGTATTGCCAAGCGTCGGCATTGCCGAGTCGTTCACCGCGTCGCCGTCTGCCGTGGCGCGCTGAGCGGGCCGGAGTTCGCCGAACACGCGAACATAGTTCGCCGCGCTGGATGCCTCTTGCCGTACCGCTTGCAATGCACGAGAGCCGCCATTGTCGCGGAGAGTCCACGCGCTCGTTACGGTCGTCGCGTTTGCCCGTTGGTCCCAGAATGCCGTGCCGCCGAGGATGTCCGAGATCTCCAGCTTGCGGACCTTCGTGTAGGCGGCCGCCACGCCACCGGGGGCCGCGTTGATGTTTTCGACGTTGAGAGTCTGGAAATAGTTCGTCGCGTCCCCGATATCCGCCGTCGAAGGCGACGTCGTGAGGATGTGCGAGGAGATCGTAGCCGTCCCCGCAACAGCAAGCGTACTCCCCAACGTCACCGCCCCAGTCGCTCGAAACGTCCCGCCCACGTTGAACAGGAACGATGTATCGATTGCGCCCACGCCCACGACACCTTCACGCGGCTGTAGAAGCAACTGATTATTGACGCCCCCGTAGGCGTACGTCGTTGGGTCCGTCTGCCCGTCAAGCATCGTCTGGATGCCCATCTGGTTATCGGCAATTCGATACATCACGAGCCGATCAGCGCCGGCGACACCGAAGTACTTGTACCCTTCGACCTCCTGGTTGGTCGTCGTTAGGACCGCGCCCACACCAGGGCAGGCCGCGAAAGACAACACTCCCGCCGTGGTGCCTGTAAGGCAGTGGCCGTTCGATGCGGGCGCGGCGCTGGGCAGGGTGAGGGTGTAGGAGGCGGTGGCCGTAGTGGGCGCTTGGATCGTCACCAGCTTGCCGTCTGCCCGCCGAGTCAAAAATTGCAGTTGCCCGGTGCTGACGTCGTTGGATGACGGATAGATGGCTATGTCACTAACGCGGAACTGCGCCAGCGCTGGGAGCGAGAATGCAAGTAGGGCAAGGAGTCTCATTAGATCAGTCCGAAGGCTGGAGTATTGCAGCGGACGTGCTTTCCGTCGCGCATTGTCATGAACTGAAAGACGTTGAGCAGATTCGGGGTCGAGTCGATCCCGACAGCTCCAACGCCGCGAAAATTGCCGCCCCAAACAAGCACTCTCCCGTCTGTACCATCGTTCTCGATGATCACGGTGAACATCGTTCCGGGCGTCGATGGGTCGGTGCCAAAAACGGCATCGCTGATCGTGGTGGTGGCGCGGTCGAGTAGGATTTCCTGAGTGAGCCCGTTCGACAGGTCAAGCGTGATCGTCGTAGCCCCGCCAACGTAATAGATGCCGCCTGAAGTGCTGTAAGGAGCCGCAGGCGTCAGAACTCCGCCCGAGATAACGCCGCTCGACGTTCCGCCGCCGATCATGGCTTTCCAGTACTCCTGGATGCCAATGATGGATGTTCCACTGATAGCCCGCACGCGCGCCTTGAGATACTGGCCAGCGACGTCCGTCAGGTAGACCTCATTTACCAGATACGTGGCCGAACTCACCCCGCGCGGGGTATTCGCTACGGTCTGGAGTTGCCCCGGTTTGACCGTAGCGCAAAGCGGCTCAATAATCTGGTCGGTCTCATACTCGACCTCGACAACCGGGTTCTTCCGCGCCGCGATCACGGCCTCAGCCGCTAAGAATGCTTGGACTTGCCCGATCTCCCGCTCTGTGTAACGCTCATATCGTCCGCTGCCGCCGTCTTCCTGCGTGATCGTTGCCGCGATATCAGTGGCGTCCTCGGCAGTCACCACGTCGGCCCCGAGTTTCTGGTAGATGACCTGAAGCGTGTTATCGGTCGTAAGGACGTCGTTTGCGCTGTTCTGCCGGATCTTCGTTGATCCGTATTCCCAGTACCAGTCCCGGTCGGTATCGGCGAGGAACTGCCCGATTTCGGCAACCTGTCCATCTACGCTGATGCTGACGATCTGGGCGACTTGGTTGGTCAGTGTGAACGTCCGCGCAGATCCGTCGCCCGGGAACGATTCAGTCTCGCTGACGATCTGGTTCCAAGGCACCCGGGTCAGGATCGCGTTTACCTTGTCTTCGCGGGTACGCCGGATGCGGAGTGAGCGATAATTGGCGCTGCTGGTCGAGATACTGAACGGTGCCGCTGCAAACGTGCGCGGCTTGAAGTACAGTTCCAGCTCCTCGTCCATCCACACAGCGAAGCCGCATACTTGGGCGAGTTCGTTGATCGCTTCCATAACGCTGGTGTTGGCGTCGAACGTCACCACGTCGAGCACAGCGCCCGCGTCGACGTTCGTGGTGCCGATGCCCTCGTTCGATGCGTAGTTAGTCACTAGGTCCACCACGACATCGCCCGCGCGGGTGGTGAGCAGGACCTGGTCCAGCGTGCCGTCGTCCAGGATGTTTACCGCACTGCCGCCGCTCGTCAGGGATAGCTGGAGCGTGCTCCCGGATGCGCCGATGACAAAGTACTCGATGGTTGCATCGAGCCCGTCGCAAAGCGTTCCCTGCGCGTGCGCCTTTACACGTACCCGGTCCCCGTTGCTACGGCCGTGCGCGGATACCGTCGTCAGCGTGTCCGTTGCCGGATTGGCGGTGAAAAGAAACGTTCCGTTGTAGTGCGCCGGAACAGACGTGCTCGGGTTGTAGCAGCGCCGCCGATCCAAGCGCTGCTCCCAGGTGATGCCCCGGATATCATAAAACGCGCCTGCGGCTGAGCCCGCCTCAGTGATCGAAACCTCGGATACCTCATCGACCGATCCGGCCCATAGCTTCGTTGCTCCGTCGAACAGTTCGATTTCGTGGCCCTGCTCAGGTCGATACGCGCCGCTCGTTGAGATCACGCGCATATTGAACGATCCACGCTGACCGGCCGTCGCCGCGATGTTTAGCGAGTAGTGAGCGATTTCCCGGACGGCGCCGTCGATGTAGACGTCTAGGCTCACTTCGGGATGACTCCAAGTTGCTTCAGTTCGCGCGTGATGGCTTCGAGCATCTGCCGCGGATCGCCGCCGTGGACATTGATGTTCACCGTTGCGCCGCCGCCACCAGCAACGCTCATCTGGCGCGTCTCCATGCGGATCAGCGAGTCCCAAATGTCCTTCAGTTTTGGCAGGTATTCGTTATGCTTTTCGAGGATGTGCAGCAGGTGAATCTGGGAAAACCGGACTTCCTTCTCGATCAGGTCAAGCGTCTTGTTCATGCCAGCCATCTGGAAATTGCCGATTACTCCAGACACCAGCGAGCCGATGCTGGTGACCATGCCGAGGATGCCGCCCGACGCAGCAGACACGGCAGAGCCTACGCCGCCTTGAGCGCCACCACCGCCCGACGTGCCACCGCCACCGGAGCCGCCGAGGATGCCGCCAATCTTCGCGCCCACGCCGCCAAGCTTGGTCAGCAGCTTGCCGAGAAGCTTGATGCCTTCGTTGACCGCGAACTCGATGCCGGTCCGCAGTAGGCCATCGACCGCCGCGTTGCCAACCTTCCGCATCGCTTCGCCGATACTCTCTGTTCCACGGATGATATTGACGATGGCGCGGGAGAAGTCGGTTTGGATCGTGGAGACTTGGCGCGAGATACCCGTTCGGACGTTCTTCCATGAGTCTTGCGCGCCCTTCGCCGTCTGCCGGATGATTTCAAGATTGCGTTGGGAGGAGCGGGCCGCGTCGGCAGAGTTGAGCGTAGCGCCCGCGCCTGTCGGGTCGCCGGTGACGATCATCTGACCCAGCGCCAAATTCCGCGCCGATTGCGCTGCGGTCTGGATGTCGCCAATCGCCATCATAGCCCGCTCAGCCGCGAAGTCGAAAGAGTCGGCAACATCGACCATTGCGGGGCGGATGCCGCCCACGCCGTCGATGAATTTCAGGTACTCTTGTCCGAGTGATTCCGTAGCACGTTGCAGATCGATCGTGCTAACCTTGCCATCCTTGAAGGCTTGCTCGATGACACCGAGCGCCTGCCGCGCCCGCGCAAAGCCGCCGATGGCGTCGGAGGTATTCGAGACTCCGAGGCGCGTGAACGCTTGCGCCAGTTGGTCGACGGCTTCTTTGGCTGCAGTGATCGCGGGCTTCAGCTTGCCATTGGCCGCGCCGTTCTTATCCGTTGCCGCCGTCGCTTCGTCCAACTTGCCGCGAACGCGCCCGAGTTGGCTTTCCAGTTCACCGCGCCTAAGAATGGCCTCGTTCTCGTTGACGGCAGCTTTTAGGCTGGTAGACAGGTTCGACCGAATCGCCTCGTCCATCGCACGGGATTCGCCGTTCCACTTGCGGAGCGCATCGGCCCCGGACTCGAACACCTTTGCGAACGCAAAAATAGGCGAAAGCATTCGGGCTGTTTCCGCTGCCAAGTTGTAGATATTGCGCAGGATATCGAATATCTGCTTATGGATAACGATAGAAGCGTTGAAAACGGCGCTAGCACTTTTCCACGATGCCTCGAACCCTTTTAGGCCGCCAGTTGCAAACATTAATTCTTTTGAAAACTCGCCGAA